CCCAACAACGACCGTCTGATGCTTCTTGAACAAGTCTGTCAGCATACTTGGCAGCATGCTCAGCAAACTTCTCAACACCAACACCATTCAAGATAGTTATTTGAGCTAGACCTTTTTCTTCCAACACTTGGAAGTCAGCTAGATGAGGATCTTGACTATCCAACACTACCTGATGATCGAACGTAGCTTCTAACCAAGCCTTCAATGGCTTTAGACCCCCAAAGTCTACTACCCAGTTACGCATATCTAATTCATCGCAACCAAATGTGAACTTAAAGCCTAAGCTATACCCATGCAAGAATCTACAATGAGAATGGTTTGCATGAGGTTGACGGAAACAAGCACTGAGTCCAATGCTGTGTCCATATGTTTTTGTACTATAATGAGCCAAGATGTTTCACTCCTTCTTCTTCAATTAATTTTATGCCCAGAGCCCAATTCTCTGCAGCGTCTTCTACATATCGATGCGACTTATTGGGAAACTCTTCTACAAAGAATTGTTTACCACTATCGTTATAGAACTTAATATAGAACATTTCTTCCTTCATGTCAACATGTATTTCGCAGTATGCTTTTGAGTGGTCTTTGTAATATGTTGATAAGTGCTTTCCCATAGTCGTTCTACTCCTTTGTGAATTCAAGCATCTTAGGATAGATTGCCCCAATTGCTTCTGCAATAGCACAGGCTAATTCCATATGCTCTTTTTGTGTACCATTAGCTGAACGAAGTTCACAATAGTGAATCCAGCTACGGATAGTTCCATTAACATATAAAACAGATTTAGTATTACCTTCTGGTAAAACAACTCTAGCTTGCTCTTTAGCAATACCATTATCAATAGCCCAGTTGTATGCCATTTTAGCAGTCTCGATGACTGCCATCTGTTTATTTGCCCACTCATCATCAAGAGCTGCATCTACATTGTCAATACTATTCTGTCTGTTCTTCGTATCTTGTAGACGTGCATCACGAATCGTAAAAACATCACCAAGACTATTAACATCAGCATACCGTTGAGAAAACTCTTGAAAGCTAAAGCTTCTATGACGCAATAGCTGACGGCCAATATCTCTGGTCGTGTGAACTTCAATTGTAGCACTTGCCATTTCAAATGGTGACCAGTGTTTATGCTTGATGAGATAATCAAGCAGCTTTGAAGTTGTTTTTGTGTTAGCTTGGTTTGCAGGGTTGGAGACACGAGCGCAATATGCAATAAGGTCTTGGATGTTATCCAATCCGTTGTTAGCAAGTTCACCTGAATGTATCCTATGACTTAGTTGTGTGTGGGCGAGTAGTCTGGCTTTCATTTATTCATTACTCCATTTTAAAGTCTTTAAAGCGTTCGTTTGTATTAGATTTATCAAACGCTGGTGTATCGTCTACAACACCTTCCTCAGCATTGTCTGCATCAAACAACCTCATCCGAGATTTATCAATACCCAATACGAATCTTTTCTTGTAGTTTAGATCGTTATATCGGTTCTTCAATTGTTTAACCATAACCTGTCCAAGAGCCTCTAGCTCTTCAGACGAGACTAATGCGAACATTAGATCTGCGGTAGCGGGTAGTCCAAAAGACTCGGACGTATCCTCAAGCCCAGGATCTGACGAAGAAAAACCACTACGAGTCGTCTGCGTTGCAGTAAAGATCGGTAGGTTGAATTCAACCGCAAGGCCTCGTAGTTCCTCAGCAATAGCTTTAATGAGAGTATAAGAATTAACATTTCCTCCTGCTTTCATTCTAGATGAGGTGCATATATTTAGGTAGTCTATAAACACCATCTCTGGAACAAAGTTCTTTTTTAGCTTCAATTCATTAAGCAGAGCACGGAAGTGACCAGCATGAGCTGAGCCAGTTGGATACTCTTTAATGATCAGTTTACCATTAGTACGAGAAGCAACATCAGCCACCTTAGATGTAAAGACAGACTTCTGCATGTCTTGTAGATCACCAATAGGAACATTAAGTAAGTTAGCATCAATACGTTCAGCAATACGTTCTTCTGCCATCTCCATAGTAATGTATAGAACATCTCTTCCCTGTGTTAAAGCATTAGCTGCAATATGACACATGAACAAAGACTTACCCACACCTGTACCAGCTAACGCAACATTAAGAGTCTTGTTGGGGATACCACCTTTAGTGATGATGTTGAAGTATTCTAAGTCAAACGCAATACGATCTTCCTGAGCATTATAGAAGTCAAATCTCTCTTCCATGTTCTCGAGATAGTCGTGACCGATGTTAGTATCAAATGTCACCGCCAGAGCCTTCGTAAGAAGGTCTGGGAGTGCGTTCTTTGATAGCTCCTGGTGCTTTCCATCAATGATACTAATAGACTCCATGATAGCATTATGGATTGCTCTATCTTGACACCACTTCTCTGTAGTATCAAGTATCCAATCAGTATCTGACTTCTCTGTAGCAGTATCAAAGATCGTTGGCATGATCTCACAAGCAGCAATGTATTGATCGTCACTAAACCTATTATTAGATTCAATCTCAATCTTAAATGCTTCTTGTGTAGGCATCTTATTGTACTTTGCAGCGTACTTAGCTACTTCTTTGAACAGTTGATTATACACACCCTGAAAGTATTCAGGTTGAATGAATGGTAGTACCTTTCGCATAAACGCATCATCTGTTATCACGTTCCGTAATATTAACTGTTCTATATTGCTCATTATTTTTCCTTCATCCCTTCACCGTTAAGATTTTCCATCATAACGCTTTCTAATACCTTACCAGCATACCGCTGAAACTCAGTATTGTCAACCGAAAGATCTTCGTCAGGACTATAATGTAGCGTCACATTGAACTTCAGTGTATCGGATCTGTTATCAATCTTGATATCACCAAAGCTGAATACTGATTCAATAAACTCGCCTTCCTTGATTCGAATATGCCAATGATCATCATCACCTGGTATCAATTCAAATTGTTTGTTCTGTTCAAACATACCTGGGATAGTAACCATTACAATTCTTGCTCCACAATATCATCCATTGACACTAAAGATTGATGACCAATCTGATACTGCTTCTTTAAGAATTCTTTGAAATCAGTTCCATCAAAGACTGGATCCCAAAAGGACTTTTCGAGTGTAGCATCGTATCTAACTTTGCCTCCGACTTCGCCAGTAGATTGGTCAACCACAGCGTACCATCCGTTAGCAGGCTTAGTAACATAACCACCAGCGAGAGCGCAATCCAGCAGGCCAGAATACTTACGTACACCACCATCCCAAGATACGGTAATAGGAATTTTAGACTTTTCTTTAACATAACGACTCTTCTCTACATTGATCACAAAGTGATAACCTTGAATCTCTGTACCTTTCTTATCTTGTTGACGACCTAAGATCCAGATGTTATCTGCTGAGTAGTATATACCTGTACCACCACCAACTACATCTTTAGGGAATAGACCTATTTCTTTATATGTGTGATTGATTGCTAACATAGGAATTGCTTTCATAGTCAAGTATGGAGTTGCCATACGGAACAATCCTTTGAGAGCTTTAGCACGAGACATGTCTGCAACAGACTTCTCGTTGATAGCATCATCTAGTTCTTTCTTAGATGCCAAGTTACCAATAGAGTCAATAACAATGATGACCTTATCATCACGAGAGATTTCTTCTAGTTGGTTAATTAAATCAAACTTTAGTTCTTCTACATTAACAATAGGTGTATGCAAGATACGAGATGTATCAATACCAAACTGTTCAAAGTAACTTTGTGGTGAACCAAACTCACTATCATAGAATAGCATGATAGCATCAGGGTTCTTTTCTAAGTAAGCACCTGCCATTAGTAACGCAAATGATGTCTTAAAGTGTTTAGAAGGTCCTGCCAAGACTGTTAGTCCAGGTGTAACACCTCCATCGACAGACCCAGACAAAGCTACGTTTACCATAGGCACGTCTGTTGGTGTCATATCTTTTTCAGTAAAGAACTTTGATTGAGATAAAACCTCTGTAGTTTTAATCTTACTGTTCTTCTTTAGTTTGTCCATAATCGACATTTTGTTCAATCTCCCGATTGTCTAATTCATATTGTAATCTGTACTCATTGTTTATATTAACACATTTAGCCAATAAGGTCAACTGGTCAGAGAACTTAGTGAATGCTGATGTATCTTTAGGGAAGCAAGCTCCACCATATCCCTGTTTGCCATCAAAGCCAGGGACTTTGGTATGACTAGACCCAATACGGTCATCCATACCAACAGCCTTAATAATTGTTGCGAAGTTCGCATTTGTTTCTCCTATTGCATCATATAATTGGTTAAAGAATAAAACCTTCATGGCCAAGAAGCTATTGATTGTATACTTAACAAAGCTGGCTTCTTCTAGTGTCATATGGAGAGCAGGACATGGGTCACATAAACTATACTGCTCATACACTTTCTCAACATACTTAGTTGCATCGCACCACCCACCCAGTACATGAAAAGGTGGGGATACAAACTGCTCGTTAGCAGACTTCTCTGTGAGGAATTCAGGATTGTATACTACGTTGATAGGCCAGTTAGTAGCTATATCAGGAGTGACTGTTGACTTAACAACAATAGTAATATTAGAGCTAACTAATTCATTGAGCACATCGTCAATAATACTACTATCAACAGCACCATCGTTTCCCATCGGGGTAGGTACGCACACAAAAGCAATGTCAAATAAAGAGACATCAGTGCTATCCAGATTGGTTCCATACTTGGGGTCCACAATAGTTTTTGTTACGTGGGGATGACTAAACCCATAGTCCACTGCTTGTCCTACAAAGCCATGCCCCACAATCAATATATTTATCATTTCAAAATGCTGGAAGTGATAATAATAATACTAATTGGACAGCCCACGTTCCTAAGGCAGCAAAAGCTGAAGCTAACATCAGACCTTTTATTGCTTGACCCTTAGGTGGAAAGACTGTTGCCCACGATACTAGGATTAATGATATGATCATGAACATATACATGACCGTTGATATTAATGATAAAATTACTGTAATCATATTGTACTCTCTTTCTTTTGCTTTCTTAATTTTCTTAGTTTGGAATATAAACGCTCTGTACGCTCAGCTACCATTTTCTTTAATGATCGTCTACGAGATCTCGCAACTGCTGATTTAGCAATTCGATCTGCTTTCTTTTTCATAACATAGCTCCATTCTTATATGCATATTCTAATGCGTTATTGGCCTCTACTTCCATAGGCCTGTTCTCATACCAGTTTCCACTCTCAGCGTCAAATTGTCTACAGAGAGAAACTATCTCAGTTGCAGAGATGGGATAGCCCTTCTCTACTGCTTTGCCAGCTACCGCAATCATTATACGATACATCTGACGATACCAACCAGTGCTACTGATTGTCATATACTCTAATGCCATCTTTCTTGGCCAGAAGGGACAATCACTATAACCTGACCAGTGTATATCTGTATTGTCTAGCTTACCCTTACGATACTCAACGACTTGTTCTCTAAAGGCAGGTGGAAGTCTATCGAGGAAAGACGCTCCATCTCTAGTATTGCTATATGGCCATTTGGCTTGTAGATATGCCAAGTCCAAAGGCTCACCCACATTACTATAAAAAAAGTTATTAGCACCTGAGTAGTCCGCTGGAACGTAATACATCCTAGCAATGTCTTTAGTCTGCGCATCTCCAATCTCGTTGAGTTCTTGATTGAGAGCGTACCAGAAGTGACGTAGTTCAGTTGCTTCAATCGGGATGCCAGTGTCGAATACAATCCGAAACTTTGGATGGTCGACCGTACTTGAAGCAGTGCTATACACCACATAATTCCAGTCACCAAAGCGAGTTCGTAATACATCTTCTAATTCCCCCTCAATGATAAAGTCGTCAACATCAACAGCAGCCCAACTTCCCCAAGCCAATACATTGTCGTTCTTTCTAGTAGAGTTAGGCTTAAATACAGCCGGCGATATAAGTTCAGCATCTTGTTTACCATTTAATGGCCTTTCACTTAATTTCTTTAAAAATTTTACACACTTGTTCCATGACTCAAAATCCATACGCCGATGCGTTTTATTATCATACACAAAACGGTTCTGTTCATCCCACCATCTTGGTGATTTGAATACTGTTAGACTATACAAAGAAGTCCTCCAATGTGGCTTTAGGTTCATCTTCCCAACCTACAGCATCTAGTATGTTGCGGATTGGTTCGAGAAACGATTTCTCATACATTTTATTATAGTCTATATGTCGATGTAAGTCAAGCTCTTTTGGTAGAAAGCCTGGATAAGCAATAACGTTTTCCTTGATAGGATTAGGTTGCTTTAGATATACAAACTTGATCTTCTCACCGTTCTTAACAGTCTCGTATGATTTATCTAACTTATATCTCTTTACATAGTGGTTAAATAACAATGCACCTCTAACATGTATAGGACAGCCCTTGGCGTAGATATATCTACGATCGTGCCATTTATCCACATCAGACACTCCACGAGGGAATGATACTTCTTCTGGTGTTAGCTTAGAGAAGTCAGACTTGAATTGCTTCAAGAATGCTTGAGTAGCTAACTCACCATCGTCGATAATAACTCTGAAGATCTCCTTGAACTTATCTCGACAGACCTGAGGAGTAGAAGACTTAACAGCCTCAATGCCCATGATCTTTAACTTAGGCTCAGCATACTGAACACCTTCATTATTGTGTACGTTCAAGATGTAACGCTTCTTAGCAACCCAGATACCTTTATCAGCAATTACCTCACGAGCCATCTCCATACGATTCTCATATGCATTAGTCTGTATAGAAAGATCAGCGTATGACTCTTTAAGTATCTTCTCAAAGTGATCTGCTGTAATCTTATCAATAAACTTGGTAGGATCAGCAGGTTCAAACTTATCTACAAGAGGTTTCATCTTAACATACAAAGAGTCTGTATCGATAGCAATGACATAGTCTTTATCAGTCTTCAATAGCTTATTCATCTCTTTGTTAATCGCACGCTCTGCCCACTTAATAGCCAGCTGACCAGAAGTCGTAATAGCTTCTGCCACACGATGATCAAAGTATCTGAAGTAGTTGTTACCTAGAGCGCCATACAAAGAGTTCATCAGAATCTTAATAGACATCTGCTGGTTGTGGAGTGTGTTAACTTCAGCTTCAAGTTTAGTCTTTGTTTTCTTCCATTGAATAGATGATACATCTTTTGATTGGGACGAGTTACCTCTTGTGTTTGTACTCATGCCTTCATCATTATCCATAGCATCCGCTTCTTCTATCATCCTACGGACCTGGCTTGGGTCTTGCCCAAGATTTACTAATTTCTGTTCTGCTTCTAACATACGATTCTTGATGGCTCTACGCTCATCATAGTATTGCTTAATGATCGATGGAATGATGCCCACACGTTCTTTAGTAAACTGTTGACCAGTAGCAGCTACAGCATAGTCATCTTCTAATATAAACTCTTGACCATCTAAGATCTTATCTACATTAACACCTGGTATCTTACCTTCAATAATAGTCTCTGGTGACATATTGTACTGAACAATGATGTTAGGATATAGAGAGTTAAGGTCAAACGATGCTACCCACTCATGTAATCCAACCATAGGATCTTTTACGAATGCGCCAGGATAAGGTTGCTTTGCTTTATTAACCTTAGGAGGTACAACAATCTGTTGCTTATTCAGCATACGATACAGAATAGAATCCCAGATAGATGTAGTACCAAATGTCTCACTGAAGTTAACACCACCCCGATAAGCCATAGTCATAGCCAACTCAATTAGACCCATCTTCTCTTCTAGTCGCTCAATCAATTGAACATCTTTAATGTTATAGTCGATATACTTCTGATGGTCTTCGTGATATAGGTTCTGTAGACCACCATGCTCTTCGATAGATAGCTTACGATCACCCAGAACAATAAATGCAACGTGGTCCAACTTATAAGACTCGAGTGTCCCATAGCTGTATCCAAACTTACGGAATAGATCGTAGTAGTCAAGCTGTTGAATACCCATCATCTCATAGGCAATATTAGATCTACCTGCAATAACAATATCGCGTTGATCTACTACACCCCAAGGAGAGAACTTCTTATACACATCACCACCAATGATATTCTTTACACGGTTAATCAAATATGGAAAGTCAAACAGTCTAGTATTCCATCCAGTTATGATATCTGGACACCAACGAGGATCATTCCAATATCCCAAGAAGGATAGTAACAGATCTTGCTCATCTTTACACTTCTTATATTGAATACCTTTTACATCATCTATTGGACACTTATCTTCATCATAGTCTTTCAAAGCCCAGACATAGTAAGTATCAGACTGATTGTTCTTCATAGTAATAGCTGTCACAGGATGAGCAGCCTCTGCTACGAAGGGGAATCCATCTTCTGAATGGACCTCAATATCTAATGATGTAATGTTTACTTTAGACTTATCAAATGCAATCTCACCACGAAACTTATCAGTAATAAACTGAGTAACGTAGTTAGTCATACCGTATATGGGAAAGTTGTCTACATCTGAATACTTCTTTACGAAGTCTCCTGCATCTCTCATTGAATCAAAGTCAATAGGTTGTACAGGTTTATTCTTTAGATTGTTCCAGCCAGTCTCTTTATCAGTAGCAACAAATAGAGTTGGCTCAAATTTAATCTTCTGATTAAATCTCTTACCATCTTTAAAACCACGATACATTATATTGTTACCGTATCGATTAACACTTGTGTAAAAGTTCATATGATTCCTCCTAACCTACACGTATTAACAGTATACACCAAAAAGGTAAAGGGGGCAACAGCCCCCCTTGATTTTTTATATTTTTTATGACTTTACAAGTCTTCTGTCTTAGTTAGCATTAGATATTTTGCTTCTTCATGGTAACCCATTCTAGCAAGTTCTGATGCTGCTCTTGCTTTCCCTACTGATAGGAAGAAGCTGTTAAATCCACTAAAGAGTCCACCAACTGGTGCTAAGGCAAATTTCATTACTGCTTCAGTCATTAGAAACGTCTCCTTATATCGTCATGCTTATGATGAGCGACATTCCAGATGTCTCCACGACATAGACCAATATCAGTTAAGTCTGCATCAGATAGTTTATTCAACTCTCTAATAGTTTGCTTAGCTTCTGAAATTTCCTTGCGTGATGTTCGTAGATCTTTAAATAAATCAAACAGAGCTTTAACTGCGTTCTGTAAGAAGTTGGCTTGTAGTAGTATTAGTTGTGTCATTGTGATTCCTCGTTTGACCAATATTGATTTTACGAGGACGCATTTCTTCTGGAATAACATACTTCAATTCAATTGCTAGTATCCCATCCTGAATATCTGCTCCGTTTACATTTACATGTTCGGACAGCCTAAAGGTTCGTTTAAATTTCTTTGTCGAAATGCCACGATGGATAAATTCTCTCCCTTTAGAAACGTGTTCCCCCATTACTGTTAAAGTCCTATCTTTAACCTCAACATTAATTTCTTCTTTTGTAAATCCCGCAATAGCAAGTTCGATGAGATATTCTTCATCACCTGATTTAATAATATTGTGTGGGGGGTAGTGGTCTTGAGCATGTTTAGCAGTGAACTCTAGTTCATTGAATAGATGGTCAAAACCCACAAAAGATGAACGTGGGAATAGTGTTTGTAAGCCTGTCATTGTTATCTCCTTTTGAGCAAGCAAGATTTTGTTGTGATCGGATCATTCCGCATCACAGTACTATATATACTATCTTTGACTTCTGAAGTCAACAGATAATTTTATTTATTTCCAATGTTATATTTTGGACAGAGTTCCCATTGAGCTTTTTCTTTGAATGGGATAATCTTAATTTGACGTAGAGGAGCACAAGTCAGCTCTTGCTTGATTTGTATCTCAACCAAACCCCAATCGCTTAACAATGTAGCAATTGTATTTCTACGTTCTAAATCATTTGCTTCTAGATTGGCTTTCTTACCATCTAGCATAAACAACTCTTTAAAGTGTACAATGAAGTACCTACCTTGCTTATGCAAGATGTGGCAGGACTGGAACAGTTTCTTATCTTTACGGGAGGCTACACCTATCCGTGTAAGCGTTTCTCTAACCTTCAAGAAGTCATCTGGTTCGTTAAGAACCACTTCCAACATATCTTGAGGTTGCCATTCAACAATGTTATTTTCTTCCACCTTTACTCACCTTCTGTATTATTATAGTTATCTGTTCAGGTGACAGAAGAGAGAATACTTGTTTGGCTTTTTCATTGCTGTATCCATAGTATTGCTTAATCGCTTCAATATCACTAACCTGTTCAGGTTTCATCCATTTTGAAAACCTTTTACGCTTTCGTATGATATTTATAAGAAAATGATATTGGAGTTTATTGGCTGTGTGATGATACTGATTCATCACATTAGCAAAGCCTACAGTGTCGGGGAAGTAGCTTAATGAACGATTTACCATAAAACCATTGTAAGACTTCTCAGTTAGGTCATCGACCATAACATCTTTCTTAGAATGATTGATACTATTTAAGAATTCAAATGGACTCATTACAATGCCTGCACAATCGTCTGTAGACGCATAACGTCCATAGAGATATCAGCAGAAGGATCATGAGCAACAAACTTATCAGCAAGCCCATCGGGGTAAAAGTTATCACGAATGTTATGACCAAAAGTCAACCCATTGATAAGACTAACTACCTCACGGAACTTCCAGTATGCATACGGCATAGTGTTGCCAGATGATTCACATAAGGAAATCAATAGAGGTTGATCTAATGTAGCACGACGAGTGAGTACCCAGTCTACATTATCAATAGCGTTAGAGGTAAAGAACTCAAATGTCTTTGTGATCGATACATCTTCAGAAGAAGGCTTTAGCATAGCCTGAGCTTCTTTATTCTGTTTACTCCACCACTCAAGAGTGTCCTTATCAATAACACGGTTATGTGCCTTAACTTGTTCCTCCACATCATACTTGATAGTATCACAATAGTCAAGCAGTTCCTCGTACGTGTAAGGTTCTGTGGTAAAGCGATCAGTATCAAAGTTCAACATAGCTAAACTAACAGCTACACCTTTATTCACATCGAGAGATAATGTCTCGAAATCATATATTATACATTTCATTTGAAGGTCACCTGTGCCATAATTTCTGTCATGCAAGCAACTGTATTCAACTCGTGATCAGCTACAAACGCATCTTTATATTGATAGTCAGCAAGAATGATTACAAGCTGAGGTATGCTTTGAGGATCCACATGATCCATCATATTATCATACAACCCGCGAAAGATTGCACTTGTATCCATATCTAGGTTATCAACAACCCATCTACGCATAGCTTTAAAGTTCTTTTCTTTTAGGGTCGCCACGAGCTCAGATATATTATTAGAGCTACTAGTCCCAGCGCTACTAGCGTGAATTCCGACATTTCCAATGGCATTACGTTGTCCTTCGTTTATCACTCGACGCCAGTCAGGCGCATGTTTCATTATCAGATCAGCCACAGCCTTTGGTTCAAAGGTAACAGCTTCTTGTTCAAGGATTGTTGTAAACCGTTTAAAGAATTGACCAGCAAGATCGGCTAGGTCTTTCTTAGAAGTATTAAACTCATACACACCACAACGTGAGTGTAAAGGTTCAATGATTCTATTCTTAAAGTTACAAGTAAGAATGAATCTACAGTTATTAGAGAACTCCTCAATAAAGCCACGAAGAGCTGGTTGTGTAGATTGAGGGTTAAGATAGTCAGCCTCATCTAAGATTACAACCTTGTATCCTCCTTGAAGAGATACAGAAGAAGCAAACTGCTTGATCTTGCCACGTAGAGTTTCAATGTTACCCTCTTCGGATCCATTGACAATAATATAATCAAGACCAAGCTGATTGCACATAGCTTTCGCTACAGTAGTCTTTCCAAGCCCAGCAGTACCGGTAAGCAACATATTAGGTAGCTCACCTGTCTTTACAACAGCTTGGAAAGTATTCTTTAGTTCGGTAGGGAGTATAGTATCCTCAATAGTCTTAGGACGATACTTCTCTACCCACAGGAAATCTTTTGACATAGTAACCTCATTATATAAATTATTATTGTATCACATTTAGGTTAAAAGGTCAATTATGAATCAGCAGCTGCATCCTGTTGATATGCTTCAGCGAGTTGAATAATCTGTAATGATTGATCCCGCAACTGTCCGATAGTTGATAACTCTTCGCCCTTAAACGCTCCACGTTGTGTTAGTGCGTCAATCACAGCTACTGTACTACGTGCAATCTTATTAGATAGATCGTAGATTTCTGAGTGAGTTTCTTTTGTTTCTTTAGCCATTGTATATGTTCCTGTATTACAGTTTAAAGTCTGATGTTTTTTCACATGCGATCCAATACTTTAGATCCATGTCTGCGTCTAAGCTAGTAAATTGAGAGATCAGCTTAGTAGAGATTTCAACCTTATAGTCACTAGCAATTAGTTTAAGGTTAGAGATATCAATAATGAAGTTACAATCAGAGAGAGTAGTTTCACCATCAACATCGATAGAGTATGTATTAGATGTAGAGTTATCTGGATCAATAATAGCTAGATTAATCAATCCGTTTATGAATCTAATAGACATCTGAGAATGACCCAGAGCACCCGCTGCTCGCTTGAGGTTATTCAGTGTACCCAGATCTAATGAGAATGTCACATCAGGTTCTGGCATTTTAATTGGTTTAGTTGGACTAGTCAACATCTCTGTATCAGAGAAGAAGTATTTAATCTGAGCTCGTCCTGTACTATCACCAATCAATAGATGCTCGGGTTCAAATCTTACCCGAGGGCTATCAACTAGTCCTAATACATTCAAGAACTCTTGTAGATCGTATATACCGAACTTCTGAGCAAAAGTCTCAGAGACGGTAGCTTGTCCAAGTACGTTCTTAGCTTCAGCCATAGTCATAATAGTGTTACCAGGTTTGATAACAACATTACTGTTAACTGTAGCAAAGTTCTTCAACACTTGCATAGTAAAATTGGACAGTTCCATTTTAGTTTCCTTTTATTTTGGAGAAGTTTTTCTCCTTATATACTTCTATCTTGTTAGCAAACTTGCCTTCAAGAACTTCACCTTTATGAGATATCACAAACACATTGGTATCGCTTCCAAGAGTATAGATGATTTTCATTAGATTGTCAACACCTTCATGGTCTAAAGATGAATCAAATGTCTCATCTAAGATTAAAAGATTAGTTGACACAGAGTTCTTCATATTGGCGATCTGCCGCCAAGTGAATAACAATGCTAGATCGATACGTTGCTTCTCACCTTCAGAGAACGATGCATAAGAAAAATCATCACGGAAACGTGAGCGAATAGTCTCATTAAAGTTCTCATCAAGATTGAAAGAAACAAAGAAGTCGAGTATCTGTAAGTACTGATTACACAGCTTATTGATTACAGGTACATACTGCTTTACAATCTTAGTTTTAATTCCTGTGTCTTTAAGCATAGCGCCTACGACAAGGTTATAGTTATACTGCTCGTTCAAGGATAGTTTACGTTCTGTAGTAGAATCACCATCTGCCCTCAAATTATCTAACTCAGCTTGAGCTTGATCCATATCAACACTGTTAGCTAGCTTATCTAACTCAGCTTGTGTTCTACCAATAGCAGAATTGAATTGTGATATAGATTGGTTGTTTGCGTGCATCTCACTCTGCCATTCACGACACTGCTCAATGATCACATTAGCTGCTTGTAGCTTCTCTGTATTAGCTTGTACAGCTTCTACTGCTTGATCTATAGCTATCTGTAACTCACGTGACTTCTCTTTACCATCTAGTATATGTTGCTCCTTTGTCTCTTCTGTAATAGATTGAGTACATGTAGGACAAGTATCGTTTTGTTCAAAGAACTTAACATCTTTTACTATCTTCTTGGCATCTGCGTTAAATTTAGCTTTGAACTTTTCAAGCTCAGAGATCTTAGCAGACGATTTGGAAGACTGTTCAGTCGCATCAGGAAGCGAACCCTCAACATTAGTAGAGAGTTCCTCATTCTTAGTTTGAGCAGTCTCAACTTCTGATTGAATATCTGATATGAGTGCGAGCTTCTCTTCACGTTGCCCAGAGTTAATAGCTTTGATATCTCTGATATACTTTTTCTGGCTCTCTATCTTAGTTTTGTTAACCTCGATAGTGTGGGTAGCATCTTTGATCTCCTCACGTAGACCAGACTGTTGTTCTTTCAATATGTTATTCATCTTAGAGAATACATTGATGTCCAGAAGATCCTCGATTACTTCACGCCGATGATTATTACTCAACTGCATGAATGGGATAAAGGAGGAGGAACCCAATACAACAATCTGATGGAAGCTTTTATGGTTCAACTTCAGAATGTTCTGCTCGAGGATCTTCTGGTACTCTTTGGCATGCGATGATTGGTTTATCATCGTGCCGCCTTTCCAGATCTCAAAGACGTTTGGCTTAATGCCACGAACAATCTTATATTCAGATCCGGATACTTGGAAAGTAACTTCTACAACAGCACTCTTTTTATTGATGCTATTGACTAGTTGATTCTTTCCAATATTTCTATGAGCCTTGCCAAAGAGGCCAAAGCTCAATGCGTCAAGCATAGTGGACTTACCAGCACCATTGTGCCCAACAATCAATGTCGACTTATTATTATCTAACGCAATCTCACACCAGCTAGTGCCAGTGCTAAGAAAGTTCTTCCATCTTAATGTTTTAAATATTATCATGCTATCTCAAAACTCTGTGCTTCTGTCATTAAGTCAGACATCTGCTTTTTAATCCGATCTTTGTCCAGATCAGTTTCAACAGCGTCTATATAACTATCCAGCAAAACGGATGTGTCGTCAACAGATACTTCGGAGTCCTCAACATTATCTCCAATAAACTCATTGAAGTTTTCTGCTATCTTCAACTCAAGTATCTTACGATTCTGTATCCTATCGATAAACCTATCAAAGGTATATTGATCAGACTTGTTAATTACCTGAACTTTAACCATACGTCCATCAACATCTGATAGATCATAATGAAGGTAATCAGTTGCAGTATCATCATACCTAATACGTTGGAAAAGAGTATGAGGATTGTGAATAGCATCCAAGTTACGAGTCTCAGTATCAAGAACATGAAAGTACTTCTTATCATGAGCATCTGCCCAAGAGAATTCCATCTGCGATCCAAGGTATGTTACATTATCTTGTGTTGACTTTGTATGGAAATGTCCAGAATAAACAGCCTCAAATCTGTTAAAGATAGATCTATTAATCCCATGCTCACACTTGATACCAGGTAACATAGTATACCCAATGATGTCAAAGTGACCACCAATAATATCACACTTAGCATTGGCAAGAAAGTCGTGTGCTTCCTTTTCATTTTCATCATTAATCCAAGGAACAAGACCCATCTTCAATGAGCCATACTCCATTACAGTAGGCTTGTGTACAATAGTAACTTCATTCATATAATGACCCAACAGCTCTTTCAAGCTGTTCAGCTCATTTGTGTTCTTATAGAATGTGTCATGGTTACCACAGATGATGTCCATGGTAATGCCATAGTCTCTTAGCTTCGCAAGAAAGAACTGGCGGTTACGGTTAAGAGCACGGAAGTTAATAAACTTCCTGTTATCGAAGTAATCACCAAGGTGAACGATATGATGAATATCATGTTCCAAAAGATAAGGAAAGAATACATCAGTAAAGAATTTCTCCGCATTATCGAGAAATATGTCAGAACTATTGCGGACACCAAGATGAGTGTCATTAAGAAGGGCTATTTTCATAATCAAGTATATTCCAGTTAGGTGTGTAACCTAGCCTCAGCAGAGGCTCGATATCAGCTTTTGTAGACTCACGTTCACCATTAGGGTTCTCATCAACATAGTCACCTTTGTAGCCCATTACTTTTGCTACTTCTCTTACCGGTACAACGTGTCCCGTACCAATATCCACTACTTTCTGTCCAACGTCAACAAAATTATTCATTAAAATCCAAATAGCTTGCATAATATCATCAACGTGAACAAAGTCTCGATAATGATTGTTGTTGATATATGTTACATCGTTACGTTGTAGTTTCTTAAACAACATATCATCGCGGCCAGGCCAGATAGTATGAAACCTCATGCCAATAGCAGGATAGTCTTCACATTGAATCTCATTCATCTTCTTAGTTGTGGCATATGGATTACCCCACCACTCATAAGCATTAGATGAAGATGCATATAAGATACGTTTAGAGTTGCTTTCAGAAAAGGCTAACATCTCTCTTGTACCATTCACATTGTTATCATAATACAACTCAGGTTGCTCAAATGATACACGGACACCAGCTAGAGCAGCCAAGTGTATAATATAATCAAATTCTAGACCTTCGTACTTTGCCCAATCTTGTCGAGATCGGATATCCTTATCTTCACCAAATTCGTATACTGTACAGTCATTATTTTTTAGGAACTTAACTAGGCGACTGCCTACCATCCCATCTGAACCAGTAACTAATACTCTCATTATTCATCCTCCATAAAGTTTCCAAGATCTGAATCTACAAGAATTGTCCTCTTCTTGCGCTTCTTCTCTTCAGTAGCATACATCTTAATATCAGTATCTTTTTCTTTGATTTTATCAATACGATCTTTTAGTGTATCAACAAATGCTTGAATAGCTTGAGTTGCTTGTACATCAGCATGATCTGTAGTTGTGTATTGTTCTAATCCACTTTGTGATAGATACTTAATCTTTACATCTTGTTGCTTTTTCTCTTTAGCAATCCTACGGAGAAATGCATACCACGAGATCTGTGTGAAGTAAGCAAATGCATTGGGATTGCCTGTGCGTGTAGCTACTTCTATATTGTAGTTCTCAATAGCTTTGAGACAGTTCTCAACTGCATCCATAACCATCTCTTCACGATATGTGTATCGGATAAAGTTAGACTTATGAGACAAGCCTTCTGAGATCTTCAGAAAGCATTGAGCAATATAGTCTGTTACTACTGGTAGGGGGGTTTCGTCTTCTTTTGCTTTTTTTACAATGGTACAATAATCTACAACAGCTTGAGAGAACTCTTTGTTGTTAACATAATGTATGCTTGCTCGTTTGGTTCTAGCCATGATATAGTCCTTCGTCATTTAATATAGTATAGATCAAAAATAATAATGAGACAACAGCTAATTTAACTGTTGACCAATTCCGGTTATGTATGTATAATAAGGTGTAGCCTTTGTTGGGGGCAGCATATCTACTTAACAAGAAATCCAATTCGAGGATCGTCGAGTTCTCCATTAGCATCATCATATGCATTAATGAACTCAAATCCGTAGGTTTCCATATACACTTTCTTAACACCTAGATCTGATGCCCACACTGGAATCATATGATCATAATCTGGGTCTGGTGATAAACGTAAATGAACTTCAATAGGTTTATCATTTATAAACTCTACATTCAAATGAGTAACACCTTCACCCAATTGTTTGAAGTGATGTGATAGTGTAGGTATATAGTCTGTTTTTTTCCACTCGATAAATTTGCTTAGATTATCTAATGTATTAAAACCTTCCCAAGAGTTGATACCAATCCAAGAACCTCCTATATGAGAATCTGGTTGCCATCTATAGTTAACAGAGTATTGTTTACCTTCAATGTAATCACACCAGAAGTAACCTGCAGGGACTGATCTATAATCACCCTTCTCCAGTTCTTTTACTTCTGCTCCAACACCCATCCCAGCTAAGTTATATATGGGTCTTACAACATATCTACCAGTCTCAGGTATCTCTGTACTACATGGACCACATCGATATCCCATTAGTTCACTCAACCACAATTTGTTGAACCATTTACGGTGTTGGGGATATTTTAAATAAGCATCTGCATCTTCCATTAGTGTAACTTATCCTTATCAAATAGAGGAACAATGTTATCTTCTGCATCTGGATCTTCTTCTTCATCGGTAGCATTTCGATATAGACTCTTCAACATTTCTATATCTTGTTCATCATCTTCTCTCGTGGGACCCATTTCATTCTCAATAGCTTTTTCATATTGAATAACCAATTGTTTATCTGGTTTAGCCTCACCTACAATGTGTGAATAGTTTAGCAGTTGAAAGTAATCTGAGTTAAGTTGAAATGACATCCAGGGTCTTAATGAATAGTATCTGAATCCAGAATCTACTTCTTCTGAACGGACAATCATCATCGCGTCCTTAATAACAATGTTTATATCCTCACCCTCAGGTTCTTGGAGTACGTTTACAATTATTTCGTCACCATTAGATAACTTAAATTGAGTGAAGCTTGTCATTTGATATCCACCTTTACAATCTCATAATTAAATTCTTGTTTCTCATACATCTTAACACGCTCTGCAGAATGCATCAATGTAAAGTTATTTCTTTTACCCCAATGTAGATCATCCGCTACGTCAAACAACTTAGTAGTTACGCCATTATCTGATTGACGGAGACCACGACCAATACTCTGTAGAACTTTAATCTGAGACTTACTTGGAGAAGCAAATATGATATTGTGTAAGTTACGAATATTAATTCCTGTGCTGAATGTTCCTAACGATGCAACTATAATAGCATTGTTCTGCTTTTCAACAATCTTACGAATTGCCTCTCTGTCTGATGTTGCTGTATCACCCGATACAAAGAACACCTTCCGTCCCTGCTCTACCTTGTTATTTATAAGGTCGTAGAGAGGCTTGCCATGAGCGTCCACACGTTGATATAAGACAAGAGTATTTCCCGTAGCAGATATAGCCAAATTGCGAATGAAATTATTACGAGACTCATTTCCAATAATGAAGTTAATTTCATCTTGATAAGTTTTCTTTCCAAAGTTTTTCCTTACTTCCTCTGAATAATTCATTAATAGAACTTTAATATCTAATGCCGCAAGGGTCTCATCATCTTGTAGTGCTTTGGTGGTTGTGACTTGATATACAGGGCCAAAGAGCCCCTCTAGTACCAACTTGTGAGTCAGAGTACCATCTAGTGTCCCTGTAAACCCGTAACGATACTTTGCTTCTGTGGCTTTGTTCATAATTGATGATAACGACTTAGATTTAAAACCATGACACTCGTCACCCAGGATCATACCAAACTGTTCGAACCACTTTTTGGGTAACTTATAAATAGATTGCCATGTACTAATAATGATGGCAGCATCTGTGTCTTTATCTTTGCCTGAATATATCTTATGCATTCCACGTGCATCTTGACCATAATCAACAAAATCTTGATGCATTTGTTCAACAAGTGACGTTGTTGGTACAATTACCAATACTCTACCTGCTTTTGGATGACCCACACCATTAGCAATATATTGTAACCAATACTTAGCTATGAGATAAATTATAAATGATTTACCTGAACCTGTAGGAGATAATAGAATTGCTCGAGATCGTTTTAGGGCTGTTTCAATGGCATCGTATTGGTACTCTCGAGGCTGAAATGGAAGCTTTGCGTCAGCAAGTAAATCAGGTAGTGATTGAAGAACGGATTGACTATCCGGAACCGGTAGACCATAATCAGACTCTTCTGTGTCAAGAGAATATGATCGCTCAGCTGCAAACTTTATTAAATAAACATATAGCCCAGCAGAGAGCTCTCCAGTCATGCGATTGAATAGCTTTATCTTACCATCCCAAACTTTATTCTTGTATGCAGGCATAAACTTATACCCTGGAACAAAAAATGAAAAGTAGTCGCTGATCTCAGCTGCTAAGCCAGGTTCAACATCAACATATAACATACTATAATCTTTTAGTCTACATACAATATCAACCACCGGCTTCGAACTGCCTCCATTTAATAATATTACCAATCGTCTGATGACGCCAGTTCAGATTATTAACTATTTCATTAAGAGTATCTATCATAGTTTTTATATACTGTATTTTCATTTCAGACTCTTGAATCTCTTTATCAGAGTCATAGTAGTAATCCATTTCACCCTTCATAACCTTCAGACCTTCTAGTGGGTCGTATTCCCAACCCAGATCTTTAATCTGTTCTTCTGTCATCTTTCCATTGTACCAAAGCCACTTCTTCTTTAGCAGTGTCTTTTGATCCATCTCCATCTTCTTCATACGCAACTTTGCATTAGAAAGTAACGCAAGATACTTTGCATGTAAAGCAGGAGTTTGTCGAGAGACCTCATCTAGTTCAGTACGAGGCAGATTTGAATCAGTAGCCCACTCTTGGAGCACTTGTTCTAAGTTCATAATATAATCCAGTCATTAGTTTAATTCAAAGTAAGAGAACCTAAATGATACAGGTAAAGATATTGGTATAGTATCTCCTGTTGTAGCTTCCATTGATAAGCTACCTACACTTGTTGGTATACAATCTATATATCTGATTGTTCTAGTCGTATTATTATGGCTGCTTAAAATAGCTACTGTAATGTCAGCAACTGTTGGAGCCGTTGTATCGTTGTTACGAGATCTGTCAAGTCCAGAAGCTTCATTGGTTTGTACAATCCTTTGTAACCAATCAAACATCTCTTTGTATGCATTTAGATTCTCATCTACTATAACCATACACTCTAATGTCCCAAAGCTCAACTTATCACCAGATATTGGTACAGCACTCAATCGTGAGTATGGAAGATCAGCTGCAGGAACATCCATTGAAGGAAGTTGTATAGTCTGACAGAAGTACTCGAGGTTAGGAAAGTTCTTCCTGTTGATGATTAGTTTAAACTGTGTAGGTTGTAACAAGTTAACATTGTCAAAACCATTTGCTGCATTGGGATCTAGAGTTGCCATTTTATTATCCATAAAAATTCTATCTATGTGTATTTATACGATTTATTTCTGGACTTTTTTGAAATTAACTGTTGACTTTAGTTAGACTTTGGGGTATAACTATAGTATAAACAAAAGGAACTAAATTATGACAAATGTAAACGTATTCAAATCAAACATGGAATTCTCAACTACTAAATTCGAGAACTTCTATAAAGCTACTAACTCAATTTCACCTTGTTATATAGAGCAAGTTGCTTGTATTGGTTGGGTTGCTTCTTACGAAGATCCTAAGTGGAAGCAAACAGGTTTGTCATACGAAGATGCTGTTAAAGAATTTGGCCTTAAGAATGTTATGGCTAAACCTAATGGTTGTGTTAACGGAGATTGGTTAATCGAAGTTAGAGATGGCTTTACATCAGAAGAAATGGAATTCGATACTCCTAAGCGAGCAGTTGCTTGGTTAGAAACTAAGGTTCCTTTCTCAATGAAATTAGCGGAATTTAAATAAAAAAGGGCCACCCGAAGGCAGCCCAGTTTAGTTGGGAGAGGTTAGACCTCTCCCTTTTTTTATGTTTAGTCCAGAATGTTGTCTACACGCATGATACGGTAGTACTGGTTAGTCTTAACAGCTGCTAGACCATTTGCAGGAGTTGCACCTACGTATGGGTTTGATGCCATTCCGTAACGAGTTTTGAACCCGATACGTGGTTGGAAATCATTTTCGCCAACTGCACGAACCATTGTTAATGGTACGTATGGACAGTAGAATACACCTGCGTCATATGGGTTTGTACCCTTATAACCTACAGTGATGTAATCAGTTGTTGCATATGGATCGATGTACACTTTTGTACGTCCATTAAGAACACCAGCAAATGTATTGCCTGTGTCATCTACTTGCAAGTTAACTGACATTGCAGGAGTGTAATCCAACATACCAGAAGCTGTTAGTGCTGTAGCAACATCTGATGAACAGATTACTACGTTACCTTTACCTCTACGTGTGTCTTTTGCGATTTGGTTAGCTTCACGCTCTAACTGTACAACTAGACCTTTGAACTTCTCAGCTGACCAACGACCGTCTGCATCTGATGCAAGATCGAAGATACCTGCAGTTGTGATGTTTCCAGTTGTCGCACCAGTTTTAGCTTGGCTGTTGATTGTACGAATTACTTCGCGGTTAATCTCAGCTAAGATTTCTGTTGACAAGATGTTAGCTAATTCTGTTTCAGCGTCTAAGCCGTGAATTGCTTTCAAGTCTTGTGCTAGTTCTAGTGTGTATTCAGCTTTCAATGCACGTGATTGCGCTGTCACTGTTGATTTCTCAATTGTGAAGCCCATTTCAGCAAATGCTGATTCACCAGTTGTGCCTAATTGCTCTGCATTTGCAGTAGTCATGCCACCACCAAATGTTGGAGCTGAACCAGCTGAGTCAACAGCAGCTAAAGTACCTAGACCAGATGGGTCTGCACCTTGTGTGCCAGCAGAGTCGCCTGAGAAACCAGAGATGGCTTCGCCGAACAATGCTTCGTCGTTTACAGACGCGCCAGCACGTGCTGTTTTGTACTTAGACTTCATTGAGAAGATTAAGCCTGTTGGACCTGACATTGGCTGCACACCACATACGTCATATGCCATCATGTTTGGCATAGCACGACGTACTAGTGAGATTAGTACAGGGTTCCAGTTAGCAGCAACTGATGTGTTGTTTGCAGCTGCATCTTCTGTAAGCATGTGGTTTTGAGCAGCTTGCTCACCTAATGCTTTTTCTGTGTTTTCAAGAATAACAGCTGTTACGCTGCGCTTGTGGTTGTCTGAGATTTTGCCTGCAGTATCTTCATTTAATACTGGAGACCATTTCTCAACGAGACGATCATATGAATCCATTATTGGATCTCCTTACTTATTTGCTTTTCTGATTGCTTGTAGGTACGATTCCATCATTGGAGATGCATTTACTTCAGTATCATCTGAAGCGTCTGTATCCTCTACGATAGATTCCGCGGTTTTTACTTTTGAAAAATATGACTCTTTAAGTGTCGCTACTTTCTGTGAGAAAGATGCTTCGCTTTCAAAATCGATAGATTCTGCAAGTGATGTTAGCTTTTCGACTTGTGTATCAGCTAGATCTTTAGACGATTCGCGAATGATCGCTGCACGTTTATATGATACTAACTCTTCCGCAAGTTCCATAGCATTTGATGTTGCTTCATTGACTTGTGCTTCTAAAGCTTCGTTGGTTGTAGCCAACTCGTCAACTAGGTCAACTTTGGATTCAGGTACTTCGACATAAGATTCTACAAATAGATCTTTCAAGCTATTCATGAAACCTTCTGCAATCTCAGCACGTAGGCCAGATTGGATTGCAACTTTGTTGTCTTCTACCCATTGTTCAACTACATAATTAAGGTAGCTATCTACTTTCTCAACAAGATCAGTTTTCGTTGTTGCGACTTCTTCTGCTAATTGCTCAGCATATTCTGCCTCTAAACGATCTACTTCTTCTGAGATCTTAGATTTTACCGCTGCTTCAAAGATTACTGCCGTTTTAGCTTTAAACTCTTCTGAAAGAGTAGCTTCAGATTCCACCAGAGCGTTTAGGTCTTCACTAAAATCTCCATCGAACTGTACGTCTTCTGCCTTCATGCCAGGTGCCGGAGCAACTTTCTTTTGCATTGGTTCACTGTTCTTCTTGTCCCCTTTACGAGCTTTCGCTTTGGGACCAGCGTCTTCAGCTTTGTCAACGCTTGCCACACTTTGTGCTTCAGCGTTTTTTGGATCGTGAGCTTCTTCGATTCCCTCGTCGAGCTCTACATCCTGGTCTACTAATTGATCAGCCATGATTGACTCTCCTATTATATTTTGGATTTCATTAACGAGAGGAAATTCTTAAACTCACGCGTCTGAGTCTCATAGAGATCAGCACGTGGAGCCTTCTTAATTTCAGTCTCCATTCTTTCAATTACTTGAGATTCAATAATGCCATTGTTCCAAATCCATTCTACACCTTCCATTATTCCATTAACAAAAGCTGTTGGTGCTGATGGATCTTGCACGATATCAACCGTGTTAAGAACGAAGTCGTCTTTGACGAACATTATGCCATTTTTTTCCTCAAGGCTACCCATACCACGAGTTGACACTCCTAGTTGTACACCACCTTCAAGTAAACCTTTTACAATATTACCCATTGGAGTATCCAATACTTGTGCCTTTCCTACAACATCATTCCCTTTCCAAGAAAGTTCTGTGATCTTGTGTGAAACTTTATCCAGATTTACAGTCGGTCCTTCTGGGTGATTCAACTCACCTACCGCTCTGTTCTGGGAAACTTGTTCTGTAACGTATTTATCTACCGCGCCTTCCATTATGGCTTTAGGATATATACGTCCATTTCTATTCTTTGATTCGGCTTGCATGAACACACCTTCAATGAAGTGATTCTTAGAACCATCTTCTTTAGCTTCCACAATGCATTCAATGCCTTGTTCGTTATATTCTGCTATCAATTTCATGTTCTTGCGTCCTAATATGTTCTATTTATACTATTTATATACTTTAAAAGTTGGCGTTATAACCAAATTCTTTGTGGTGCACCTGGAGTAACACCGTGTGTTTCATCTAGTGCTTCTACAGCTTCTCTAACTTCATCACCTATTAAACGGATATTCACATGCCAACCATCTAAGGCTTGCATCTCAGGATACTCCATGTCATTATCATCTGTCAGTGTATTGCCTGTAGGTTCACTTAGTGTTCCCACAACATCAATAGCATAGTTAGATGTGTTAGGTACAAACTCATCATCATTATAGAAGTCTGATAATACTGTAGTCATTGCGGCTTCGTTAGCTAACTTTAAATAAAAGTCAATCTTTATACTGTTATCCATCTGAATCTGAATACTGATCTGGGAATTGTTCTTCATGTGCTGCAAGCATTAATGCCTCAGTA